ATAGGAGCAGTATCAGCAGTGATTGACAAATCTTCTGTCTGCTGTGGAGTAAATGTTCCACTAACACCGAGAACAGCATCCAGTCGTGCTTTCAGCTCTTCGTAAGACTTGTAGTTATTAGGGTCTGTAAACTCGCTGAGTGGATAGACCTGACCATAAATCGTATCCAGTTTATCATCATCTGCCAGTACAGCAGGAGAAGAAAACTCAGAACGATCATAGTTGCGGTAACCATCTACTTGACGAATCTTCAGTTTAAAGTCAGCCCCTTCCCAGAAATCAAATGGATTTACCGGAGCATCATCAGGAAACTCAGGTTGCATAGATTCCATCAACTTGTCATGAATCTTTTTACCATACTGGTAAAGGAACACCTTGCCTTCATTCTCTGGATTTCCAGAGTCAGATACAACATAGATGTTCGAAACATACTTCAGGCGACGTTTCTGGTCCCGTGCAGTCTGTTTATCTTCATCACGACCAGTATTCCACAGTTGAGAGTTTAACTCCCCTACAGGGTCTTTCTGACCAAGGGAGGTAAGTGATTTTTCAATATACCACATACCTGTAGTCTTGCCTTTAAAGCCATGGTCCCAATAACGGACCCAAGGAAGTTCTTCACCTTCTGGTGCAGGAAGGAAACGGATAACAGCATAACCATTACCTGCCTTATCTACAGTAGGTTTCCAGACACGTTCATCTGGACCATTACGAACATCAGCTGAGGATTCATTCAACTTTGCTGCTGCATTAACGAGTTTGTCAATGGAAGAACCACGGGACTTTTTAAGATTTGCAAGTGACATATATTTGTATTCCTTTTGTATATTTGTATTCAGTTATATTAAGAAGTGTATCATACTATAAAATTCACAGGTTGTCAATCATTATTTTCGAAGGTGATTGAACCTTCTTCAGTCTCCATACTAGATGGAGTTCCTACAGACAGGATATCTTTCAAACTTAATCCAGAAATCCCGCCGTCTTGTTCTACATGATCATAATCATTTGTTTGGACAGAAACATTCTCCGATTGGAGGAAGTCCGTCGTCAAAGCTTGGTTCTGTTCCTTCATCCACAATCTCCGATTCTGGTTCTGTAGTTTCTTCAGGTGTGACTTGATCAACGATTGGTTCTGCATCAATTGATGGTTGTCCAACATCTTCGATCACCTCTTCTGACTGATTAAATCTACCAAGAAGTTCATCCTGATAGACAAAAGAACATGCACCGATTCCAAGAATAACCAGCACAAATGGAATATACATTCCAATTAGTCTTAACATAAATTTCCCCATTCGTTCCTCACAATGGTAGTGTGTTAATTCTCTCAAGGTAATTGAGATTACGAGCTTCTGCTTCTAACTTATCCTTGATTGAGGTATTTATCAGCACACTAACACGTTCTGCTTCGATTTGGTTTGCTTTCATAATATCTACAATAGCATCCATATAGGACTCACGTTTCTCAAAGACATGAGATTCTACCATATCACAGAAACGTTTCTTAGTTAGTATTTTGTCTTCAATATTCATAGTTCTTGTTGCTCACAAATTCTTGATATGCTTCATTACCAGACAGGATTTCACTAATGTCATAGGATTGAGCATACTCTAAATCATAAGCAGCAATCTTTTCCATGCGTTTCTTCATACGGAATTGAGTGTCAAAGTGCTTCTTACGGAGTTTGGTTTTCAAAGTTGCCATGTTATTATATCCTTCTCATTATTGCACTATGTATTAATGTATACTATTTTTTTGTAGTTGTCAAGACAAATATTTATAAACTATCTAAAGGTTGGTAGTAGTCATAGACACTTTCAGCATAGTGCATTCTTTCATCATAGATGTGAATAATCTTGTTAATACCATCGCATCCTTGAACTGGATGAGCAGACAGCATACCTTCATATTGCTGCATAAGAATGCCTAGTTTATATGCTTCAATGTCTTGCTGTGTAAGGTCAACACCTTCCTGTTCGGCTGTATAAAGCATAAACGAGTCAAAGATTCCATTGAATGCTAAGACTCGATCTTTATTGGTTTCACCACAATTCAAGACTTCTGCTGCAACTAATGTAGCAATGTCTGTAAACTCTGTGATCATATCTGCTTTATTCATCTCTTGACTGATAGCAGTAGTAGGGATCAAAGCAAACAGCGCTGCTACAAAATATTTCATCTTAACTCTCCCTAAAGATTTTATGTACATCACGCAGCAGATTCTTTGCCTCTGCTGGATTACGTTGGAATACATTACGACCTAAGATCATGCCGTATCCACCTGCTTCTGCAATAAGTTTTGCTTCTTTTAGAATAATGTCTGGTCCTGTATAAGCACCACCAGAGAAGATCACAGGAATACCACACGCTGCTTTAATAACATTAGACACATCAGACGAACTTCTGGCATTAAATGGTAACTTAACTTTGATAACATCAGGTTCTAGCTGTGCAGCAATATAGGCAGCATGCATGATTGTTTTCATAGAGTTTTCTTCAAAGTCGCCACCACGGGGATAGGACCAAAGAACAGTCTTTAGGTCATTATCTCTCCAAGCACGATTAAGAAGTTGCTGAACACGACCAAAGTAGTCAATCATTTCATCTTGATTAGATGAACCCGGATAGATTGTATAACCTACACCACCCATATCTTTATCTTTAGCATCACTAGTAGTTGCATAGACTGCCTGTGATGGTGCAAGTTTTGCGTTTAGATTATTACCATGATTCAGTTTCATAATAACATCTTTGGCAAGATGAGGATACTTTTCACAAAGCAGATTAGCAGTGCGCTTTGGCAGTGCTGTGCCTCCTACCAGACCTTCATGCAGCAGTTCTGCAATGTAGTCTACCTGATAGTCAATGTCTAGCATCTCAGGATGATCAGTAGCATGAAATGCATCTACTGGACCATGCTCTACTCCTTGGTCAATGGGAAGGATAATAGTATAGTTACCCTTCTCACCAAAACCTTCTTCACTTAAACGCTTGTGTTTCATTATTCATCATCTTTCACCAAACTAAACCCGACATGGGTAAACCACATTCGTGAATGCTTCGCAGCAAAATCAATATCTTTTTCTGGATACCCACTTTCTCTAAGCAACTCTTTATAATCTTTACTATCTGGTAAATGTTTAGGGAAACCATACTTCCATCCAGAAGGGGGATCAATCATTGTACCATACTTGTGATGCACTGACTTAATCATTAGTAACACTTTTCCCAAATCATATAACCAAAACTTACATCATCATCAGAGAAACCTTTCATGCCTTCAAGAACAGACATATACTTGGCAAACTCGATAATGCTTTCATCATTTACATTTACTTTATACTTATTCCGGTCATAACCAGTCTTCTTTGCTACAAACCGAACATACCGTTCTGTGTCATTCTCTACAGGCGGAGCCCACTTGTAGATTGCTTCACTCAAAGAGAGTCCAGAGTAGAGGCGGTCCAGAAGATCAAACATAGCTGCATATCCCCATTCAGGAGCAGCGAACGACTCAAATCCAGACTCATTAGTAGTTTCACCATAGTAGGTCACCTTTGTCTTACGGATGTTGCCGGGGTTGTTATTCCGAGTAGGAAGGTTAGTTGAAATGTCGGTGTAGTCATACTCGCCGAAACTTACTTCGTTGCAGTCAAGTGTCTCATCTGCAAAGGCACCGTATGCCCAAAAACCTGCAATGAAAGAAAGAATGAAAATAACAATATACAAAGTTTGCTTACGCATTTCAAATAACCTTATAACAAAAAATTAATAACCAGGCCAACCAGTCAAAACATTAATATAGGAAAACATCAAAGCCATAATCATAGTGCCTACTGGCAAAACCAAATACTGTAAAAAGTAACGTAACAAAACAAAAATCCTTATACTTATTATATAGTGCAAAAGAAGGGGGCAGTCAAGCCCCCATTTAGTTTTTATGATTGTACTGGTAAAAATGCAGAAATCACAAAAAACAAAAACGAAGGCCAAAAGATTATAGAGAATGCCCAACGGGTGAACTTGCGTCCTGCTTTACTGTTCATTCTTGCTGTTTTAGCAGTGTTGCGTTTAG